TCAGTGAGTGGTCGCAGCAGAACTCGGCCATTCCGGTCATTGGCCGGGAGCGGTTCCTGCTGGTGGCGGGACAGGGCGGACCGACGAACCCCTACACCATCGGCATCGGCGGGGACTTCAACACCGAGCGGCCCAGCAATCAGGACTCCCTCGTCAGCGCCAATCTGATTCTGACGGCCAGCAGCCCCGAGGTGCGGGTGCCGCTGGGGATCTACACCGATCAGGCCTACGACGCCAATCAGATTCCCGACCTGAGTAACGGCCAGCCCACGGGCCTCTACTACAACCCGACCTACCAGCATGATCTGGGCTCCATCTTCCTGTGGCCGGTGCCCAACACCAGCGTGAACGATCTGGAGTTGTTCCTCCAGAAGTCCATCGTGCAGTTCCCCGATCTGAGCACCGAGATGTTTGTGCCGGAGGGCTATCCGAAGGCGCTGAAATACGCCTTAGCGGACCTGCTGCAGACGCCCTACGGCCGGACGCTGAGTCCTGCGGCGAATCGGATACGGGTGGCCAGTGTGGCGGCGATGCGGCGCAGCAATGACAAGCTGAGCGACCTCAGCAATGACGCCTACGTGTTCACGCAGGGACGGCGCACCACCTACAACATTCGGACGGGCAGCGGGGGCTAATGCCACCCTTTGAGGCCTTCAACGGCGGCTTCTATGAGGCCCGGTCGTCCACGTTTTCGGTGGATACCGCGGTCAACATCTATAAGGAAACGCGGCAGGTCGAAGGCTCCCCGAAAACCACCACGCTCTACGGCACGCCCGGCCTGAAGCTGTTCGCGTCCGTGTTTGGCGGCGGCTGCCGTGGGATGTTCACGCAGGACGGTCGGACGTGGGCGGTCATCGGGTCGATGCTCTATGAACTGAACACCCTGTTGACGACGTGGGTGGCGCTGGGGGATGTCGGGACGGACGGGCAGCCGGTCTCCTTCAGCAGCAACGGCATCAGTAGCAACTCCGTCGGCACCGGGAGCGGCGGGAACCAACTGGGCGTGGTGAGCGCAGGCGGACTCTATGTCCTGCATCTGGTCACGGGCGTACTCACAGCGGTCGTGCTGCCCTTTACCGGCCCGGTCATGCTGGCCTTTCTGGATAGCTACACCCTCGCCAATGAGGCGAACTCGCAGGTGGTCTGGTTCAGCTATCAGGAGGATATGACCCAGTGGGACGGGATCGATAACTTCATCCGGTTCGGCACATCCGACACCATTGTGGGGATTGCGGTGAGCCGGGATCGGATCTGGGCCTTTGGGAGTAAGACCACCACGCTGTTCTATGACAGTGGCGACACCGACACGCCGTTTCTGCCCTATCCCGGCAGCGCCACGCAGGTGGGACTCGTCTCCCCGTGGGCGCTGACACTCTACGCGGATACCTTCTTCTGGCTGGCGACCACGGAGCACGGGCTACGGCGGATTGTGATGGCGAACGACCCGCTGGCGCAGCCGATTTCGATTCCGCCCATTGAGCAGCACATTGCGGACTGCCCCTCACTCGCAGATGTCTACGCGATGGCCTACGAGCAGGAAGGCCACGTGTTCATCATCTTCGTCCTGCCCAGCAGCCCGGACCCGACCAACGCCTTTGTCTACGATGCGACCGAGAAGGCGTGGCACACCCGCGCAGGCTGGGACAGCATCAACGGGCAGTATGTCCGCTGGCGGGCGAAGGGGAGCACCACGACCAACGGGCTGGTGCTGGTGGGGGACTACAGCAGCGGGGACACCTACACGCTGGACCTGAACACCTACACCGACAACGGGGCCATCATTCGGCGGGAGCGGACCGCGCCCTATCTCTCGGCGGAGGCCCAGTGGCTGTTTCTGGAGCAGGTGGAACTGGGGACGCAGCCGGGGATCGGGCTGGTGCTCGGGCAGGGCAGCGACCCGATGGCGACACTGGAGATCAGCCGGGACAGCGCCCATACGTTCGTCAATGCCGGGAACGCGCCGCTGGGACGCATTGGCGCGTATACCGACCGCGCCGTGTGGCGGCGGCTGGGCCGGGCACGGGCCGACCGGCTGGTGATTCGGGTGACGCAGACCGACCCCGTGCCCTGTGCATGGACGGGGGCGTGGCTGCGAACGACCAACGGGAGTGGGGAGTTGTAATGCCCACCCTGATGGAGGACCCGACCCCGAGTTGGCTGAAGCCGGAGAATGCCTCGGTGCTGGACCCCGCGTGGGTGAAGCTGCTGCGGGCGATTGCCACCGCCAACCCCCTCCCGAAGGGGCTGCAGGACCGGCTGCCCAATCCCAACCCCGCGGCGATGGCGTTGGACCCGCAGTCGCAGGTGCTGGCCCTGATGGGGGCCGATGTCCCCAGTGGGGGGCCGCGCATCGAAGGCTGGCACGCCTCCCCGCATGATTTCGACAAGTTCGATTTCTCGAAGATCGGGACCGGGGAAGGGGCACAGGCCTTTGGGCACGGCGGGTATATCGCCCAGCGGCACGGCACGGCGAAGTATTACTGGGAGAACTTCGCGGGCCGTGGGGGCGATTTCAGTCTGTTCAACGTGGAAGGCGGCGGGAAAGTCCCCGCATGGCTGAGGGACACGATACAGACGGACCCGACTGTGGGGGCCCGCACCGTAGACAACCTGTTGGCGGAGTTTCAGGAGCGGCTGCCCCGGCTGAAGGCGCTGGCGTTGCATTCGGAGGAGGCCCGGCAGAGTCACCAGACCAATCAGATCGAACCGCTGGAGGCGCTGATCGAGGGCCTGAAGAACGTGAAAGCCGGGAAGGCCATCAAACCCCCGGCCCGCATGTATCAGGTCGCCATCCACGCTGACCCCGAGCATTTTCTGGATTGGGATCAGCCGCTGAACGCTCAAAGCGAGGTGGTACGGAACAATCCCGCCATCCGTGATCTGAATACGGCCTCAGCCTTTGGCTATCACCTCCCAGAATTTCAGGCGCTCCCAGCGGAGAAGCAGGCGGAACTGACCGCCCGCGCCCCGTGGATCTTGGGGAACAAGACCGGGCAGGTCATTTACCAAGAGGCGAAGGATTCACTGCCCCTGAAGGTGCCGCGATCAGAGGCCGCGGCAGCGGTCTCACAGAAGCTGAACGACGCGGGTATTCCCGGCATTAAGTATCTGGATCAGATCTCCCGCAGCAAAGGCGAGGGCAGCTATAACTACGTCGTGTTTGATGACGCGAAGCTGGAGATTCTGAAGAAGCTGGGGCTGCTGCTGCCCGCGATTGGCGCGGGGTCCCAGACCTACGGGTCGATGTTTGATCAGTCACAGGCGGTGGGGAAGTAATGGCCGTCGTCGCCGGACTCCCCCTTCCACCCTCCAATGTGCCGATGGTGGACCCGCGCACGGGTGACCTGAACCTGCAGTGGAAGAATTACTATCTCGCATTGCAGGGCTTTCTGGCGGCGATTCAGACGGCTCCCATTGACGCGAAGTACTGGACCTCGACCTTCAACGGCCAGCTGACCGATGAGACCAATCTCGGCCTGCTGCCCTCGGGTTACCTGAAGGTCACCACCGCGGTGGGGGTGGCGACCCCCAGCACCGTCACGACGATCCCGGCCGGTGACATCAGCCCGCCGCCTCCACCCAATAACGCCACCTATTGGACTTCCACGGCTGAGCCTGCGCTCAGTGCTGAGACCAATCTGGGCGGCCTTCCGAGTGGCTATCTGCGGCAGAGCACCCTCGGGGGATTTGCCACCCCCAGCACGACCCCGACGATTCCGGCCAGCGATATTAGCCCTGTCCCGGCTCCCACGGATGCCTCCTACTGGACGGCGACGGCCGAGCCCGCGCTCAGCGCGGAGACGAACCTCGGTGCCCTGCCCTCGGGCTATCTGAAGCAGACCACCGCGGCAGGCGTGGCGACCCCCAGCACGGTGCCCACGATTCCGCTGGCCGATATCAGCCCGGCCGTGGCTCCTGCGGCGGCCTCCTACTGGACGGCCACTTCCGAACCGGACCTCAGCGCCGAGACCAATCTGGGTGCCCTCCCGACCGGCTATCTGAAGCAGACGACGGCCGCAGGCGTGGCGACCCCGAGCACGACCCCCACGATTCCGTTGACGGATATCAGCCCCACCCCCTCACCCTCCACCGCCAGCTATTGGACCTCGACCGCCGAACCGGCGCTGAGTGCGGAGACGAATCTGGGAGCACTGGCAACGGGATATCTGAAGCAGACGACCGTGGCGGGTGTGGCCACGCCCAGCACCGTGACCACCATCCCGGCCAGTGACATCAGCCCGCCGCCACCTACCAACGCGGCCAGCTTTTGGACCTCCACGTCAGAACCGGGTCTGAGTAACGAGGTCAACATGGGGGCGCTGACGACGGGCTGGCTCTGGCAGAACGTCGCTGGCGGCGTCTCCACACCCCAAGCGTTCCCCGGCTCGGCACTCACCGGGGTCAACGATGTCAACGTCACGATTACGCTGACGGGCCTCCCGTCGGAGGCGCTGCTGCAGGCCGTGACCGCGACGATGGGCTGGGCGGGCACACTCAGTACGGCCCGCGGCGGCACGGGGGCCAATAACAGCGGGCAGGTCTACACACCGACGCTGTTGAATGAGATCAATGTGACCAGTTCGACGCCCTTTCAGTTTCATTTCTTCCGGGTCGGCAATGTGGTGATGGTCTCGGGCGTCATTGCGGTGACCCCGACGGCGGCCAATACCAACACCGAGCTGGGGATTGAACTGCCGATTCCCTCGGCGTTTACGGGATTCGATCAATGCACGGGCTCGGGCGCGGCGTCGATTGTCTTTGGCTATTCGGTGACGATCACGGCCAATGGCACCACGCACCGCGCCCAAATGGCATGGAACCCCGGCGTCGTCCTTGCCTCCACGGGGATCACGCTGACCTTCATGTATCTGGTGGTCTGATGGCATACACCTACACCGTGCAGTATGACGCACTGGGCCGGGCCTACATGGACCAGCCGGGGCCACGGACCTATATCTCGCCAGTGGCGTTTGGGAAGGACGCCCCCACGGACACCACCAGCATCTTCCGTCATGCGCCGCGCTTTAATCCCAAGACGGGGGACTGGGAAACGCCGATGGACTGGGGCAACATCGCCAACATCGGCGCGGCCACGGGCCTGACACTGGGCGCGGCCAATGCGGGCATGTTTGGCCACACCGCGGCGGGCTTCCTCGGAGGTGGACACGCGGCGGTGGGTCCGACCGCCTCGGCGCTGGATACGGTGGGCTATGGTACGGGCGCGGCCTACGGCGGCGCAGGGGCCGAACTCGGCTTCGGCGCGGGCAGTGGGGTGACGGGTGCGGCGTCTGGAGGAAGTCAGTACATTGCAGACGCGGTGAGGCGAACGGCGGAACAGGCGGCAGGGAAAGGCACAGGTATGGCGCTCACACCCCTGACAGAGTTATTGGCGAAGTACGGCTTTCAAGCGGGCACCCAACTCGGGGGTGCCCTCATTCAGAGCAAAGCCCAGATGGATGCTGCCCGTATTCAGCAGGAATACAACGATAAGGCCCTCGCGGCGGCGCTGGAGGAACAGGCCTATGAGCGCAAGCGGGCCGAGGAACAGACCGCCTACGACCGGCTGCACGGCGAGGAGAACACGGCCTATACCCGGCAGCGGGCGGCCGAACTCCTCGGCTACAACAAAGAGCAGTTTGGCAATTATCTGTCCAATCTCTCCCCCTATCGGCAGGCCGGGACCTCGGCGTTGTCCCGGCTGCAAGCGGCGCTGGCGGGCAGTCCGTGGCAACCCAATAACGGCGTCATGAGGAGTTTCGGCTAATGGCCATTGTCAAAGACCCGACCACCGGCGTCTATTATTCGACGGACGAGCGTGACCCTCCGTTTGATCCGAGAACTGGTCAAGTGCTGGGGGCACCCAACACGCCGGAGTTTGACAACGGCGGGACGGGGCCGTATCCCAATATTCAGCCCTCAACCGGGACGACCGGGACGACCACGACCACGCCACCGAAGGGCGAAGATTTTGGGGCGTTTGTCACGGGGCTTGAGAACCAATACAACGTCCCGCATACGCAAAATGATCGGGCGTCCGATCTCGCGCGGCTGCAGGAAATTGAGGCGGGCGTCGCGCGGTTCCGGGCGCTGCAAGCCGATCCCAATACCGATTGGGAGAAGGAATCCAAGATCGGCGGGATCGCGTTTCCCAGCGAGTTGGAAGCCCACAAGCGGGCGCTTGCCGCCCAGTACGAGCAGCGCGGGAAAAACACCGATGGCCCCGACGATGGCACGAGCAGCAGCGGGTACGTGCCGCCGAATACGAGTGGTGGTGGGGGTGGTGGCGGGGGTGGGGGTGGTACCACCTCGGGCAACTACGCGATGTCCTTTGGAGGACCGCCCGCGCCCTTCAGCGAAACCTACAACACATTGGCGCGGCCCGACTACTTACAGGGGGAATACAAAGCCCCGGTCCGTCCCGACTACTTGCAGGGTCCGTATACCCCCCCCGTCTGGACGGATAAGTTTGTCGCGCCGTCGGTGGCGGACCTGCAGGCTGATCCCGGCTATCAAGCCCGCATGGATGCGGCGCAGCGGGGGTTTGAACGCTCGGCCGCCGCGAAGGGCTCGGTCCTCTCAGGGGGGTTCGTCGCCCGCACGCTCCCCCGCGAGTTGCAGACACAGGCCTCCAATGAATACGCCAACGTCTACAACCGCGCCTACGATACCTACGTCGGTCGGTACGGCGAGTTTAAGGATATGGCCAACAATCTGGGCAATGCCCGAACGGTGAATGAGAATGCCTATCAGGGCGATGTCACGAATGCCTACAACACCCGGAACGTCAACGAGAATGCCTACGGCACCGACGTCACCAACAACCTGAATCGGTACAACAAGCTCTATCAGGCCTATCAGGACCTCATCAGCAACACCCGGAACGCCGAGAATGACTGGTGGGGGCGGCAGACGGACATTGCGAAGTATGGGCTGGATGCCTCGATTGCCGGGCGGCCCTCGCAGCTGGTGTAAGGACAGACGATGGGTTGGACCAAAGGCAAGCCATGGCCGAAAGACCGGAAGATCATGACGCCGAAACCGTCCGTCACCAGATTCTGGACGCACGTGGATCAGCGCGGCGCAGAGGACTGCTGGCCATGGATGGCCTGTCGGCAAGCGTCCGGTCATGGACAATTCACGGTGACGACACGGCCCCGCAAGCTGATGCCTGCCCATCGCTTCATGTGGACGCTGGTGCATGGCCCGATTCCAGATGTGATGAAGGTCTGTCACACCTGCGACCACGGCTGGTGCGTGAATCCCGCACATTTATTCATCGGCACACAAGCTGACAACCTCCGTGATTGCCGGGAGAAGGGTCGCCACATGCACGGGGAACGACACTATAAGGCGAAGGTGACGGCAGAGACGGTGCGGACGATTCGGGCTGCTGTCACGGCTGGTGAGCGTCGTGCCGCTGTTGGGGCACGGTGTGGCGTCACACGGAAGTATGTCGATCAGATCATGTCTGGCCGTACGTGGCGGCATCTGTCGATTGAGGGAGTGGTCTAGTCATGGGCTTCAGCGTGGCGGACATCTTGATGCAGCAGGGACAGGCCGCGGCCGAGGCGCGCCGTCAACGGGGCTCGATGTGGGGTGGGCTGGTGCAGCAGGCGGGACAGATTCCCCTGCAGGTCGCGGCCGAGCGACAGGCGGCGCAGGCAGCGGCCCAGCAGGCGGAGATTCGGCAGCAGCAGCTGGAGGAGGGTCGTCGGGCGCAGAGCGCCGCGATTGACGCGCAGGACAAGCAGCAAATTGCGGCGCACATCTATGCGAGCAGCTGGGACCCGGTGGCGGGGAAGCTGGACCCCAAGAAGGTGGATGACGCCATCCGACTGTCGGGTCGCCCGGATATGCGGCCGGTCTTTCAGGAAGTGATTCAGAAGGGCTTGGACGCGGACTTCAAGCGGCATCTGGATGAGACGGATCTGGCCCTCAAGCAAAAGACCCTAAACGCGCCGCCGCCGATCATTCAACGCACGCCGACCAATGAATTGTGGCAGGGTGACCGGCTGCTGAGTCCCGCCACGCCTGCCGAGAAGCCCGACACCCGGAGTCTGCAGCTGCAGGCTGATGACGCGAAGGCCCGCGGCGACATGGACCGCTACAACGCCATTCTGAAAACCATAAAGGACACGGCCGAATCGTCCCACATCGTGAACGTGAGTACCAGCGGGCCTCGGGTGGAGATGACACCGCAGGCGCTGGACATCGCGGCCGCTGCCTATCGCGTGCGGAACTACCTGCCGCCTCGATTCGATGAGAATGACCGCAAGCGGATCATGAATGCGGCGGGGGAGCAGAGTAGCCTGCTGGGACAGACGGGGGCGGAAGTCATTCAGCGACAGTTTGGGATGAAGGCCGATGCCACCTCGCTGACGAAGGCGACCGTGGCGCGGGATATGGCGAAGTCCTTTGAGGCCAAAGCCCTGATGCAGATTCCGGTCATTGAGATGTTATCCAAGCGGGTCCCTCGCACCCAATTTCCGTTCATCAATGAGGCGCTGGTCAAAGGCCAGATCGAGATGCTGGGCAGTTCCGATGCGAAGCAGCTGTATAACGCGCTGAGCACCTTCACGTCTGAATACGCGAAGATCATCGAAGGGGCGACGGGGTCGGCCGCGGGGTCGAGTGATTCGGCCCGCAAAGCCGCCAGTCGGCTGGTGGGCACCGATCTGGGGGACAAGACGATGAGCGATGTCCTGCACCTGATGGCGCGGGAGATGTCCTTCACCAATGCGGGCTATAACGGCGTCATTGGCGACATCATCGAGCGCATGGGCGGCGCACCCGCCCCAGCAGTGACGCCACCTCCACCCGTCGTCAATCCCCGCGATCCGTTGGGAATTTTCTAATGCCTGAGACACTGGCCCAGAAGATACGGGCAAAATTTCCGGGCGTCTACGATCAGCTGGATGATCGGACGCTTGAGCAGAAGGTGACCGAGAAATATCCGGGAGTCTATGACGCGATCCCGCGCACACCGCCCGCCACCCTACTGGAGACGGCCGGTGATGTGGCGACCGGCTTTGGGAAAGCGGCTGGCCGGACGGCGCTCACGCTGGGCGGTCTGGTGCATCAGATTCCCGGCGTCTCGGCCGCCGTGGATGCGATGGCGGGCACACCCGGCCTCTCCCAGAATGCCTTTGAGGTGGGTAATCGGGAGAT